TACAAAAATCCTTACGGGCAAAGAAGATGATAATGTTAGGAACAAATGTACTTGTGACAGAAGCAGAAAAAGAACAAAAAACAGCAAGTGGCATTATACTCACTGAGTTAATTGATAAACGAAGTAAATCAGGCTTAGTATTATCTGTAGGTCCAGAAGCAAGTCACATTATGAAAGGTCAAAGAGTCTTTTTAGACTGGGCTCAATCGATGCCTGTTAACGTAGATGGACATGCTGCAGTTATCATAGAAGCAGAACATATTAAAGCAGTTTTAGGTGAATAGATGTATTTGGAAATGAATAAAGAATTATACAAAACGCCTAAAGAGAAGATGGGCTATATAGCTGAAACATTAGTCTTTGAATACTTTAAAGGAACAATGAGTACTGATAAGTTTGATTCAAAGAAAGATGGAATGATTGGAGACGAAACAGCTGAAGTCAAATGTCAAAATAGACATCCAAAAGGTTATATGACAGTTAACACTGCTTGGAAAAATCAAGCTCCTAAATGCAAATCTGTAGATCGTCTCTTCTTTGTTGAGTATGATAGTTCTCCTGACGCAACGTTATGGGAATGCATCGATAGAGAAGATACAAAACTTATCCACACTTTAGATGGAAGAAAAATGCTGGGATGGCCAATCAGTAAAATGAAATTAGTAACTACCTTTAAAGGTAAAGGTGATGAGTTACGTAAGTATACAAGTAGTAAAATACTTAAATAAACTTGTTTACATTTGACGTAAACTATGATATAATAGATATATCATTTAAATTATGGAGACATTATGAAAGAAAGCCTAAGAGTCCTGCAAGAATGCGCAGAACTACAATCAAAAAAATCACAGGACTATCAAAGTTCTGAATCAACAGTTGTACAAGCAATGCACTATAGACGTGGCGTTGATACCATTCACGATATTATTCTTGGTAAAGTTATGAGAGCAACTTCATTACTTGAATCAGCTGAAGATCCAAACTTCGAATCACTTGAAGATACTTATAAAGACATGATTAACTATTGTTCTTTTGCAGTTGCTTATTCACGTGGTAAAATGGAAGGCCAAGATCCAGCAAGAGACATGTTCAATAACAGGATTCAAAATGCAAACGACTAAAGATATTCAAGAAATATTTGTCAATGCGTTACATGCTGAACAGTTTACAACAGATAAAACTGGATGCAAAACAATCGAAATCATTGGTGCTTCATTCTTAGCAGATAAACCATCAATCTTTGGTACTCCAAATAAAGAGTATATCCAAGCAGAACTTGATTGGTATAATTCAGAATCTACAAACATCAATGACATCTATCCAGACGGTAAAGATGCTCCAGCTGCATGGGAAATGACAGCTAATGAGTTTGGCGAAATCAATTCTAACTATGGATATCTTATTCATAGCCCTAAATTCTATTGTCAATACGCAAACGTATTACACGAACTTACCTATAACATGGATTCAAGAAGAGCCTCAATGGTTTATCAACGTCCAAGTATATGGATCGAGTTTGAAGAGAACAATAAAAATGATTTCATTTGTACAAATGCAGTCACTTACTATGTTAGAGACCATAAACTACATTGTGTAGTTCAAATGAGATCTAATGACGTAGTATTTGGTTACAAAAACGATTACGCATGGCAGAAACAAGTCTTAGTAGATTTAAGAGCCGATCTTAACAAAGAAAAATACAAAGCCGGTCATCACAATATTAATATTGGCTTAGGCGATATTCATTGGCAAGTACAAAACTTACACGTATATGAGAGACACTTTGATCTTGTCGAGTAACTGGGATACAAGATATCTTGCTTTAGCATGGCACTTTGGCACGTGGTCAAAAGACCCAAGTCGCCAGATTGGTGCTGTTGCTATTGGACCAAAAGGCGAAATCATAGCTCAAGGCTACAATGGTTTCCCAAGAGGTATTGAAGATACTGATGAACGATACGAAGTAAGAGAAGAAAAATATAAGTATGTCGTTCATGCAGAAATGAATTGTATCTATAACGCAGCAAGCAATGGAGTATCTTTAAAAGATTCTACCGTGTATGTACATGGACTTCCAGCGTGCAGTGAATGCGCAAAAGGTTTAATCCAAGTAGGCGTTAAAAGAGTTATGGCTTTCTCAAAAGAGACTCCAGAAAGATGGATAGAAAGTAATAAGCTTACAGAAGAGCTCTTTAAAGAAGCAAATATAGAATATGAAACAATTACAATTTAACGAAAAAGAACTACAGAATTCAAAACGTATATTTAAGAGTGCAACTCCTAAGTATACAATCGATTGGTATATAAAATGGGTAGCATCTGCTATTCTTTTAATGGCAATGGCAAGCAGGTCAAATCCTGATCTTGCGATCTATGACCAAACACTTTCCTTAACAGGAACTTTTGGCTGGTTAATAGTAGCTCTTATCTGGAAAGATAGAGCATTGATAATTTTAAACACTGCAGCAGTCATTATCTTAGGAAGTGGTCTGCTCGCTGGTGTTATAACTAATAGTATATAGTGAGCTACTCTGGAACTCCCAGTCAAAACTCTCACTCAAATAAACTGATATAAACAAGGAGAAATTAATTATGTCAAACAAAATAAAAGCCGGTATCATAGGTGTCGGTTCATGCGCGAAATCTCTCGTAGAGGGAATTCAATATTATAACGAAAATCCAGAAGACAAAGTTGGTCTTATGTATGAAGACATCGGAGGATATTCAATTCACGATATAGAATTCGTAGTTGGATTTGATATCGATAAAAGAAAAGTCAACAAGAAATTGGCAAAAGCTTTACGTGCACAACCAAATTGCGCAATGGATCATGTCGAGAAAATAAGTACCGATAGTAATACATCATGTGTAACAAAGGATGCATTGGTATATTCTGCTCCAGAAATGGATGGAATAGCTCCACACATGCATGACTATCCTGATGAAGTTACATTTGTAAATGGAGCTGTACCAGCTGAGTCTTTTGATAGAACAGTTGAATTACTACAGTATCATCAAGTAGATGTACTCATTAACTATTTACCAGTAGGCTCAGAAGATGCTTCAAGGTATTGGGTTGATGTTGCAATTGCTGCTGGAATCCACTTTGTTAATTGTATTCCTACATTGATTTCATCAAAAGAAGCAACTGAAACTGAGCAAAGATTTATCGATGCTGGGTTATCATTCATTGGTTCTGATATGAGATCAGCTTGGGGAGCATCAAGAATGTCTGAAGTACTACAAGGTGCTATGCTAGATTCTGGTCTTATGATTACACAACATATTCAAATGAATATGGCTTGTGGATCTACTCAAGGACAAGAACATATAAGAACAGGAAGAACAGCGAATACTGACTTCTTGAATATGGCTAAGCAATATAGACTTAAGAACAAACATATCTCTAAAGAGAATGTATTGAAAGGACAAAACATTGTAAGAAACGAATCTACCGCTGGTATGACTCTCTTTGCAGGTCCTTCTTTAACTGTTCAACAAAAACCAGGTGGAGATTATATCTCATCTGATAACAAGATAGCCAACTTTGATATAGTTGCTTATGGATTTGCGGGAGCAAGATACGAAATGTCAGCAAGACTTTCAGTTCAAGATTCGCCTAACTCAGGTGGAGTCGTTGTTTCAGCAATTAGATTCTGTAAGGTAGCTTCAGAGATGGGTATTGTTGGTTACTTAAGAGGACCATCAGCGTGGACACAGAAAACTCCACCAGTCCAACTTAGAACTGAAGATGCTAAATTTGAGTGTGATGCTTTGGCAAGACGTATCGTAACAGATATGACTAAACCTCAATTAAAAGAGAATCGACCTAAAGCAAAAGACTTATTATTTACTTTTCAAGATTCAGAGAATGACTATCAAAGTAAATAGTTTTGATATTGATGGTGTTATCTATTTTGGAGATGACATTACCGGTGTAAGACCTTGTGATAACGATATAATTATCACAGGGCGACCATATCATGATCGAGAGGATACTATAAAGATGTTAGAATCTCGCGGCATATATAATACCGTGTATATGAATCCTCTTGATCGATATGATAATCCAATCTATGGTAGAAAAGCATCAGGTATATTCAAAGGACAAATGATTAACATGTTAAAGGATCTAGGAATAGAAGTTCAAATGCATTTTGAAGACGATCCAATTCAGATTAAAGAGATACAGAAAAGATGTCCTAATGTATCAATTGTACATTTAAAGAGAGATAACGAAGAACGTGTCAAGTACTAAGTACAATTACGACTGGTCGAATTACAATAAAGAACTTATGGAAGAGTTCAATTGGTTCCTATATAAAGTCAATCAAAGAGCTAATATTCAACTTGGTTATAGCGATGAAGTTTACGAATCAGTAAATCGTCGTGGATTTAATGACTATGGTCTTGGAGAAGATGTAGAATATTTTCATCCAACGATTACATTAGACGATCGTATGAGATTTATTGGTCAAGATATTGCAAGCTTAGATACTTCATTAATGAATATTGTTGGCAATACATTTATATCTCATTTTTATGGAGGAAGAGGCGTTCATTTTCTCGCATCAGGCGAAGATGGAGTGTTCGTTGATTTCGATAAAATAGCAGATAATGACCAGACATATATTCAATTCATACGTAGTAATTTAGATAAAGCGATTAGTAACAAACAACCAATTTGGGGAACAACAGAACTCCATACTTCAATACAAACTTCAGGTAGAAACTTTTGTCGTAAAAAGTATAATGAACCCGATAGAAAGTTCCATGCAGTTGATGTATGTGAATGGGTTGCGTCATTTAGAGATACTGGATTCTTAGAGAGAATGCAAAAATGTAATCACATGTCAGAGATTTATACTCTCTTAAGAGAACAACCTGGCATTGGACATTACTATGGATTTCATGGAGCTGCTTCTTCGTCGGTATTACCACAAATGAAGTATCATCATGACCAAAGATTCGTATCGCCTGGACCAGGAGCTTGTCTTACAATACAATATTTGTGGCCAGCATCTCCAAAGAAATTATGGGCTGAAGCAATTTACTATATGAGAGAGAATGCAGAAGAAATAGGACTAACAAAAGACGTTGTATTTCATCCAAAAGCTTTCAATATAACTAAGAGCGACGGTACTAATTTATTCGAATACAAACAAGACTCTCTTAAATACTACGGAACTGAAGTGTTAGCATGTCAGTTTGGTGTATATCTACATATAAGAGAAGATGAAAAAGCATGCGCGCGTAGACGCGTAGCACGTGTACAGAAAACAAATACACTTACGGAGTTTTTATAATGAAAAAGAATCTTATTAACTGTCCATTTATACCCATAGCCAAAAGGCCAGGTTCTCACAGAGGAGCTCAAGGCGTTATATACGGCGACCAGATCCGTCAGCAGCACGGACATTGTGATGTCAATTACGGAGGTGTAATCACTGACCACAACTCGTACGACGCCTTATGGGTATATCACGGTAGCGATTACAGTGGTGGACTTAACATGTTTGGTGGAGTTTACGGATTTCCTTATGTGGAAAATACTGTTAACTTCTCTCAATTCAAAGGTAAGGTCTATTCTATAGGAATGGACTTCCCGCCATATCATAAGATGATAAAGAGCAAATTAGAATCAGCTAAAAGAGAAGTACAGCCAGAATGGGCTAATGTAGATTTAAAGAACTTAGAAAGAATGTTCGTTTCAGCTGAAACAATAATGGAAATCAATCCTACTCCGCACATGGTTATAGGAGATAGTCATTCTATCTGTATGTATCGCCCAGGTTACTTCGTTAACAGCGTTCCATTTAAAACTTTAAACGGAGCGATCAATGAAGGCTTTGATACTTTCATGCCATACAAACCAGCTGAGATACATTGTTACTTTGGCAATATAGATATAAGACATCATGTAATAAGACTTGATCAAGATATAACGAAGTTAGCTGATCGCTATATGGCAGAAGCAGGTAAATACAATGCAGAGATATACGAATTGCTTCCTATAGAAAACGAATCAAGAAAAATACCAAAGTCGGGTTATTACAAAGGAGAGCCGTTTCATGGCTCTTGGTCAGAAAGAAACGATGCAAGAAATCAGTTCAATGACTATATTGAAAATCAATATGGTATTATAAGATGGACAGATTATTTGAAAAACGACAAAGACGAATTAGATTTTAAATATATGGAGAAACCACAGTCAATCCATTTATCAAGAGAGTTCTATCCATATTGGAATGGTATAGAAACACAACCAACATCAAGCTTAGAGGAGTTTTTAGGATGAGTTACGCAAGTATAGTACCACTTATAGGTGGAGAAACAATAGCAATGGAGAATGTATTTGGAGAAAGACCAAAATATTTTTTAACGTTCGATGGCTTTCAAGCCAATGAATCGCATATAAACAATCATTACAATCATGAGGTCCCATATTTGAACCTCTCAGAGGGAGCGAGCTACACAGAAAAAGTTGATGTGATTAATACTGTATGCCCATGTGCAGGGCTCAGCTCACTAAGTCCATCAGCATCAAGCACTAATCCAATGAACGAATGGATGTATAAGTCAGCAGAATATGTTCTTGGCGAAGTACAACCAAAAGTCTTTTGGGGAGAGAATGCTCCTAGGTTAGCAAGTAAGATGGGAGAACCTGTAGTTAAAAGATTAAGAAAGATTGGAGAAGATAATGGATATACATTTAGTATCTTTAAAACAAAATCTATTCTGCATGGACTAAGTCAAGTAAGAGATCGTACATTCTATTTCTTTTGGAAAGGAAACGAAGTACCATTGTTTGACTACGTATTAAAACAACCAACGATGATTGCAAATGATATAAGAGAAGTTAAACGTTGTGATGATGATCCAATGAGTCAAATTCTCTGTAACGAGAAGACACCATCTCAAGAACCATACTATAGATATGTACTTGAAGAATTAGAAGGTGGTATCTCTCATAGCGAGTTTCAAGACAAAATAGAAAAGACTACAAATCCAATGGATTACATTGAAGAGAGAACAACGTATAAAGAAGTTGCTAAATGGATGCGAGCAAACGGATACGATAATGTCGCACAGAAATGCGATAGACAATATCATAAGCTCAAAGCTGGTGGTAACATCATGAGAAAAACGACAGAGATTCCTAAAGATAAAATAGGAGCTTTTGTCGGTCATATGCCAACATGCTTAACTCATCCGGATGAAGATCGATACTTAACAGTAAGAGAAGCTTTATCGCTTATGAAGTTACCATCTGATTTCATATTGCTTGACGCAAAAAGATCATTGAATCATATATGTCAAAACGTACCAGTGACGACAGCAGAGCATGCAGCTCTCATGGTTCAAAAATATCTCAACAATCAGCTTGAATTAATAGACACGAAGTTCTTAGTTCAAGATAACAAAAAAAGAACCTATGAATATCAAAAAAACAGTTTACAATTGACTGATTTTATGATATAATAGATATAATGAAAATAAAAACAAGGAGTAATATATGCCCAGTATTGATTTAAGGCCAACGCCAAATCGAAACCCAAAAGATAAAAGACCAGTAAGAGAAATGCCTTTCGACATCGGTCTTAGAAAATTTAAAAAAGCCTGTGAGAAAGCAGGTATCGTACAAGAAGTACGAGAACGCCAGTACTACGAAAAGCCTGCTCAGCGAAAGCTAAGAAAAAAAGCAGAAGCTGTCAGTAGAACTCGCAAAGAACAACGCATGATAAATGCATTTTTAACGCCGTCAAAAGCAAGGAGAAGATAATATGTCTATAATGGATAAATTAAAAAAGAATAGTAAAATCAAAGAGACTTCTATTCTATCTGAATCAGTATTATTTGCTGAAAAAGATATAACCGTCACTGAGGTTCCAATGGTTAACGTTGCGCTATCAGGAGACATTGATGGAGGATTGACCTCAGGACTTACAGTTCTTGCCGGTCCTTCTAAACATTTTAAAACATCATTTGCTTTATTGATGGGTGCAGCCTATCTTAAGCAACATGAAGATGCTGTTTTACTTTTTTATGATTCAGAGTTTGGTTCACCCCAATCTTATT